TCGGCTCGTTGTCAGCGAGCCACTGCGTGACCTGCGGCTGATCCATCTCCGCAAGCGGAGTGACTGGTGCGTCAGGATCATCAGTTGCCGAATCCTCGGCAACATCCTCATCCTTGTACCAGGCGTCCACAGACGGGTCCGCGTACTTCTCGAACACCGACTCTGGAACCTGGATGACATCACCCTTGACGGCTCGATGCTCCGTGGCGATGAACTGGCCCTCCTGGAGAGGACTCGGCTCATACGTAGTCCACGGCACACTGAGCGCCTTGACCCGAACCGTCACCAGTGGCTCTTCGCCATAGGCTGTCTTGACGGTCTTGGCCTCCTCACCGTTGCTGGATGAGGATGAACTTCCTGACTTGCGCTTCGCCATACGATCCCTCCTTTCTAGGTCAGCGCCGTGAACTTGAGGGTGGCGAAGTCGTTGCTCACGAACATCACCGGCCGCACAGATGACTGCACGGCGGAACGCTCACGATTCGGCTCTCGCCATGTCTCGGTGCCAAGTGGCTTCTCCACCCGCATCTCCCCCGCCTGGTTGCTGGCAACGACATAAGCCGTACCGGCAGTCACGCGGTTGGAAACGTACATGGAGATGCCAAGCTCGTTGAGAAGCTCGGTCAGCCCCTGGGCACCGTACAGCACGATCAGGTTGGCGTACTCGTTGGGGTTCACGATCCAAAGATCGTATGCGATCCCAAGCTCGAACACCTCAGACTGCCGAGCGGCTTCTGCGAAGTCACGCATCGGCATGTTCTGGCGGGTGCTCGGAGTCGGACCAATGTCCGTTGCCGAACCCCAGCTGCGACCTACGACCGTTCGACCAGCAGCCGTGATTGCAGCCTCAAGGGTTGCGATAGCACGGGCGTTGATCTTGCGGACGATGGTGTTCGTCAGCTGACGCACCTGGTTGGTGAACATGGCGACGTTGTTGCGGTCGCGGGACTCGTCTGTGACGTAGACCTTCCCGCCCCACTTCTCAACAACCGCCACGGAGGGAGCAAGCCGCTCACTCGTCACTTCGGGGAACTCCTGCCCTGGGGCAATACGTTCCACATCGCGCGACGTGTACAGCTCATTCGCCTGAACGCGGTCATAGACAACCGCGCCGCCCGACACGCCTCCGGCAGACGCGAAGATGCGGTCAGCAACGAAACGCTGTAGCGAAAGATCCATGATCATTCGCGTGATGCGCGTCGGCTGATTCAGCATCGTGTCTACCGTCAGCAGGTTGCCGCTGATGCTCGGCGGACCAAGCGGGTGATATCCAACTGGCATGGCTAGTTCACTCCTTTCTTGATCAGCTGATTCCGTGGAGGGCGATCATGACTTCGTTCCCCACGGTAGCGACTGTTAGGGCTGTTCCGACACCGATGCCAGCGGCCTTTGTGACAGGCCTGCCATCGACGTCAGCTTGCACTTCGGCTCCGGCTGCGAGGCCACCGGTGCCGCACTCCATCGGCACAACGCCGCCCCGAAGAATGCCGAGCTTGCCCCCGATGGGGGTGTCACGGTCGGCTACTCCGAATGGCTGCTGACCTGCGGTCAGTGCCTGATCGACCAGGACGTTACCGCCGCTAGTCTGGTCGGCACCAGTCGGAGTCAGAGTTGAACCTGCCTCCTTGGCGCCGTTGATGCGAACGAACCTCTTGCCGGTGACGGCACCGACAGCTTCGCCAGTGAGCGCCGCACCTGGCTCATAGAGAGGGATGCACTCGTTGGCCATCGCTCAGTCCCTTCCTACCGTCACCTGACGGTTCTTGTCGTTGACCTCCGGCAGCCACTCTGCCGGGTAGGCGTCCTCGTCACTGAACGTGTCGATTTCGCCACCCGCGCCGCCGCGTTCTGCGACAGGGATCATGTTGGGCGCCATCGAAGCGATGAGTGCCTTCGTGCCCTCCACATCCGCGTCGTACATCTTCTCGTAGTGAGGCTTGCGAGCAGGCGGGAACTTCCCTGCCTCGACCGCCTCCTTGAGCAGAATGTCTCGATCCTGCTCGTGGAAGCGCGCCTCGATGCGATCTTGCCGCTTCATTCGCTGCTCCATGGAGGCGAACACAGCGGGGTCGATCACGATCATGCCCTCAGGCACGTTGCGCGGAGTCCGCGCTGTCGCAGCAGCAGCCGCGACTTCCTCGGGGGTGGAGGTTTCCCGCGATCCTGCCGGGTCATCCCCGCCGCCTGCCGCCGGAGTTGAAGCCGGTGGCGTTGCCTCTGGAGGCGTCGTTGGCGTCTGACGACTCTCAGGCGGCTCCTGTGCGAAGGCCGCCATGATCTGCTCCGGTGTTGCGTCGTCGGGCAGCTGCTCAGCAGTCAGACCGAGGCGCTCACGAAGGTCACTCAGTTCCACGTCTAGCTGTATACGCGGCACCTGATTTCTCCCTTCTGGAGTGGTATGTCTCGGACGGATTCCGCCCGACTAGCAAAGATGGCGACGGCCCCAGACTCATTGGCTGCGACTTTGCCGCTGTCTTCTTCGACATATTGGATCTTGACTACTGCTGGATCAGCAAAGGTGACCTCATCACCCTTGATGCTGTACGGTACGCTGTAGATTTCGCCGGAACCATCATCGGCGATAATCAGCGGTGGGTCCACGTACTGGGCGCAAATCCACCACCAGGTACGAGCGTCCACCGCAACATCGTCGTAGAAGGCACGACGAATGTCCTCAGCGCTCACAGACGCTTGGACTGTCATGTTTTCTCCTTCTTTGGCTTCGATCACCTTGACGTCCTCTGGTCCCTCCTTCGAGTATAGCGATTGAAGGTCCGCCAATGACGAGACCCCAGGCCATACGACACCGAGCAAAGAAAGGTCTGTTATGACCAAACGGTACTCGTGTCCATTGACTTCCTTCTTGAATCGACCCTCGATGGAGCGATTCGGGTAAGCACTAGCGAGGATGTCGGCAAGCCACTTCGGCACATCGACAAGATCGCCTAGCAATTTCTGGCCATCGTCAGTTACGTACATATTCTGTACGGTTCCGACAGCTGGCTCATCGGATGAAGTGATCTTCGCTAACGGCCCTTCATGGCCAAGCTTGATACGGGGGTTGAGAATGTTGGGGTTCTCAGGAGCCTTTGCAGCGTCAACCAAATCCTCCGGCGTGAAGGTTGTTGGTCCACTAGCAAGGTCGTACTCGATCCCTGTTCTGAGAATCTCTACATTCTCAACAGTCACTAGCTCTGCCGAATCCGTTGCGGCAATAGCCAGAGTTTGGCGGTAGTCCTCCATGATCTCTTCCCGCGCGGAAGCCATCGCAGCATCAGGCACGTTGCTGTAGAGCGCCCGCATGTGCTTGGTCGCCTGAGACTTTGAAGCGTGACAGCCTCCCGAGACACGCGCTCCCTTCGATCCACCAGCATCGAGTTTGTGAACGCAGTATTGGCTGCCAGACTTGAACACTTTGTATGGCATGATCAGTAACCCGGCGCTTTCGTAACTTGTGATCGGTTGTACGGTGGACTTCCTGAAACGTCCATCGCCTTCTTGACCAGATCGCGCGGCAGAGCCACATAGCGACCGGCTGCTGGCGCTCCTGTGCGGATCGCCGCTTCCTCGTCATCTGCGTGGATAGTCAGCCCTAATGGTGTGAGGGTGGCTTGTCCGGCAGTCCCAGAGGCCGCTGGGTCGGAATCCGTGCCTCCTGTGAAGGACACAGGAGCAAGGGCTGCGACAACGCCGGTGCCGTCACTCCCCGGCATTGACTCCGCGAACACTGACGCTCCGACTACGGGATCAGAGTTGATTTTCGCAATCACTTGCGCCCCTGTTGAGGTTGGCAGACCACCGCCATCAGTTGCCGAGTTGATGGTGATTGCGTTGCCAACCTTCGCAACCGTCAAGGCTGTTCCATTGCCGGCAACGACGATTGCAACTGTGAGGCTGTTGCTTGCCGGTCCTGATGCCTTCGCAAAGACGTTTATGTCGTTGTTTACTCCTGCTGGAACAAGACTGGCGCGGGCTACAACGCCGCCTTGCTTGTACAAGTCCCAAGCTGACATTACTGTCCTTCCGCGTTGTAGATCGCTACCAGGGTGCCTCGACAGCGGTCACCACCGGCGCATTCGGTGAACCCCGCATTGGGGTAGTCGTTCTCTGCATCAGCGACAGTGAGGTACTCAGTACCATCAACTCCCGCGCACGCGCTACAAGTGTTCTCATCAAGCATCTCGGTGGCGTAATACTTGGCGGCAGGTCCGGTCTTGAAAACTTCTTTGCGCCCAGCGTTGTACGCCTGCATGATTGCACCAGCGAGTCGATCCCCACGATAGCGCATACTCGATTTGACCATATGCGCCTGTACAGCATTCGCTATCTCAGCTGGTGTCTTTGGCCCTTCATGAGCAGCCGATATGAGTTGCCCGTTGAGGATCGTCTTTGCCAGCACTTGTTGCCGAGCGACGGTGTTGAAGGTGTCGATGAGAGTTTTGTCAACGATCACCGCTCGTTCTTGAAGTACATCATTGAGGCTCTCGATGATCTCCGGCATCTCAAGCGCGACTCCTTGGTGAGCAGCCTCGACTAGCGCGGCTGTGGCTCCCTTGTTCGCCATGTCGATCATCACGGCCTTGATGAGATCGGTTCCCGAGCCAACATCGACACCGATGTCAATGAGCTTGGTCGAATCTCCATTTGCCGCAACGATTTGATCATGAACATCTTGAGAGTTGTCTTCCACGATGCGCTGGTAGTTAGACACCAGCATTCCAAGGGCGAGCTTGTGCTCGGCATCCATGGAAGAGAAGTCCACGCCGGCAATTGCCTCAAAGTCATAAGGCTGGCGGCGCAGCGGTCGGTCGGGGAGAGGGAGGGAGCCCACCTCAGCCCGTACCAACCGCCGCAACCGCGCCTTCACCGCTGGCTTGCCATTAGACGATGGCTGTGGAGACCCACCGTCGCCGGGTTGCTGGGACTGCGATGAAGGTTGGCCGGGCGGATTTGTTGCTGCCTCATCGGTATGTTCGGTCTGAGGCCTGAGGTTGACTGGCGCGCGAGAAGTCTTGGGGTCGCGCTCTGGCATGTTGTACTTCTCGCGGATTTCCTCTTCAAGTGGATCATCAACAATGATCGCACCAGAGTCGATCAACTTGACGAGTTCCATGACCGCAAGATTCGGGTCTGGATCCATCTGATACCCGATCTTGGGACATATCTCGACATCCTCACCGAAGTTCCAATCGACATCATCTTCGATCACATGCTCGTTGAAAATGTCCTTCGCCCATTTCGCAATTACTTGCTGGGCGATACTGAACCAGTCAATAAACGACTGGCCGAGAGCGTAGCTGCCTTGCTTACTCCCTTGGGCGAGTCCGATGAACATCATCAAGAAGTCGCGCGCCATAGCCTCATCATGACCACGGATCGACTTCCAGGCATCCGGCTGCCCGCCTTCGACGCCAACCAGGCGCAGCTTTGCTCCGGCTGGGCCTGCTCCGCCAGCCTTGTCGCCTGCCTTGTACTGCTGAGCCATCTTGTCTAGCTCCTTCACCAAGGCAGGACTTGCTCCTGGCGGTGCTTCAAAGTAGGGGATACCAGCGCCCGCTCGCTCAACGTTGATCGCGTCAACACGCATGAGGCGCTGCTTGATGAGCCAGTTTCCATAGCAGGCCCGGAACATAGACCTGCCATACCAGTTGCCGCCTTCTTGCTCCCAAACATAGGCAACAAGGTTGTCAATCGGGATCGGTTTTGCCTGAGGATCAGTGTTCTGCTTGATCCATTCGAGCGACCCTTGCTTGCTGACACTGATGGCATCAATGGTCTGGGGCGGGCGCGGGGCGAGCTTCTTCAGGTGCCAAAGCCCATCATCCTCTATGACGCCGTTCTGCTCAAAGTAGTAGAAGCCATACACCAGGGATAGCAAGGCGTGGTAGAGATGCTTCTCCCAGCTGAAGCGGTCGCGGCTGCGGCCTTGAGGCTTGCGCTCATCGCCCTTGATGGGGAGGTTGTAATCCCTCGACAGCTTCTCGACAATCTTGTCATCAGCCCCATTCGGGTCGATATGCCAGAGATACTGCCGGATTGGCCATGTCGCGCCACGATAGAGCGCGCTCAACTGTGAGTCACTCCGCATCTTATGGTAGACGCGGAGCGACATCGGAAACTGAAGATCAGGTACATACTCCTGCTCATCAACGAATGATGACCAAGAAGTCCCTTGAGGCGCGCCAAAGATCGCAGGACCACGATAGGCCTGGATCACTTCACCTTGCTCAACCGTTGGTGCGTCTTTGGGGCTGGGTTTTGCTGCCACTTTCTGTCTCCTTATTCAGAAGATCGCCAGTTATGGATGATACAGATTCTTCGCCAGGGTCTGGTGGACTCCAGGCATCTACAACCGTGGACATCATTACCGAGTCAGCGTGGTCCGGGCTTGGTACGCCGCGCTTCTTCATTTCGTCCTTGGTCTCGACATGAATCCTACCCGATGCATCTTGCTTCCACTTTATGTTGCCTAGTTGTGCCGCCAGATCGTCGTTCTCGTCATCAATGTCGATGATGCCATCTTCCATCAACGTCCTGAGCATCCAATACTGCTCTGAACGACGGTTCTTGTATTTTGTCGGCTCGAAGGCAGTCTGTCCGCCGTGGAAAGGTATGACTGGAGCCTCTAGTTGATTAAGTCTATCGAACACGCCGCCACCGACTCCATCGGCGTCGATCACGCCCTCTACCCCATTCTGTAGGAGTGGGAACACTTCATCGGCTGTGACCATAGTGTCTTGCTTGCTAGCCTTGTGCTTTAAGCGTATTCTGCCGCCTCGGTTGCGATAGACGACAGTGTCGCTTGACCCGAACCTCGCCACATCTACACCATAGCGGCCTTTGGCGATTCCAGCTAGCTCGCGCTCTTGTGCTTCGCGGATCATCTTCGGACTAATGAGTGAATCTTCGCTGACGTCTGGGAACAGACCTAACACCTTACTGACGTAGCGCGGACTCTTCTCGCCCCAACGCTGCTTCCGCTCTTCCACCCAGACTGGAGATATGAGCATTTCCAAGAGTGATTCGGAAACTTTCTCGTCAGTGTATGCCGGAGTGTCAAACGCGGATATGGTGATGTTGTGCCAGCCGCTACCGGGGCGACAGTTGGTCTCAAATGTCGTGGCGGGATCATCCGGGTTCCCAATTGCTAGTACGCGGGCACGTACGTTTGACGCGAGAGTTTCGACAGCGTCCCAGAGCCACTCAGGAATACCACATGCCTCATCAAGGATGATGAGGATGTATCGGGCATGTATCCCCTGGAATGCCTGCATAGCCAATTCAGGGTCAACGTAGTCCTGGGGCTTGCGGCCATATGCGACGAGTTCGTTATCTCCCATGTACCAATGAGAATCAAGAGTGATGCGTCCCTTCAGCCCGCCTCTGCGGTGGGCGTTGCGAATCTCCCGCCAGAGGATCGCGTTGACCTGCGGCTGTGTCGGTGCTGTTGTAACAACGAAGGCTTCCCCCGGCTTATGAACATCTAGCCACCAGCAGGCAGCGCGAGATGACGTGTAAGACTTTCCAGTCGAGTGACATGACTGAACCGCCGTGTGGCGGTTGTCTCGAACGCTTTCAAGAATCTCACGCTGCTTGCTCCACGTTTCTTCGCCTAGAACATCATGGATCCACCCAGAGGGATCATCAATGTATTGATGCTTCTGGGGATCGAGAGTATCGACATCAAGGTCGAGCGTATCGAACCCTGGGATCCAAGCTGTTCCAATATCAGTCGTCATTGACAACCATCACGCCGGTTGCGCTGCGAGTGCGCGTGTGTCGCGGTCGATATCCAGGGCGGCCAAGTCCTCCATCCGCTCCAGACAGGTTGCGGCCTCCTGCCGCCTTTTTGCCCAGAGACTGTACATGCCCTTGTCTCTGTAGTGACGTTCCATCTGGCCTTCGCAGAACCGTGCTTGATCCTCGAAGGCTTTGATCATCGTCATTACCCCTGGCATCGGACACTCCCCTGCGGTCGTGGCCTCCAATATTTTGGATGATGGTGTTCATTTACTTCACGTAAGCCGTAACTGACTTCATGTACGCTTCCAGAGTTGCTCTTGCCGCATCAGACGGCTGAGCGATCTCAGACCTGGGAACTTTTGCGCCTTCTTCATCGGCGATGTACCCGGCGTACGCTGGCCTGTTCCATGCTCCGGCTGCGAGCGCCCAGCGCCGCTTGACACCGGCAACTCCCTCGAACTTCATGTAGTGCGCCTTGCATGAGGAAGCACAATCGTTGATTGCGGTCGGCGTTGTGAATGCGACTCGCACTGGGTGGACCTTGCTGTTCTCCTGGGCTGCGCCCGAATCCCAACTTCCATTCTCGTACACCGGCGTGTAGTTGCCGAGAAAGAAACCGCACTCATGAGCAATCTGCCCATAAAGCAGCAGATGTTCAAGACCGTGAAGG